TTGCTTTTTATATTGCAAAAATAAAGATGTGAATGATAGTTTTAATCAGTCGCAAATAATGGATATTAGTAGTGCAGGAACTTCTTACGTATATAATAACATAACTCCCAACTTTGCTACTAATGTAATAAACTTACAACAGTTAAACGTTACATCAGCTGATTACACTACTGGAACGTGGTATCTTAAAGTAAAAATGTTTAACGTGTCTAATCTATCTGCTAACTATTATTTTGATGTTTATGTAGATGGTTTGCTAGTTCATACAGGTCATGGTACGGGAACTGATGCAGAATATTTAGTTTGGGATTTTGATAATGACCCAAGTTTAGATAGTAATATTTATATACTTATTCGTGCTGATGCTGGTATTACTTTTGATTCGTATATAAAATTCCAATTTGAGGGATATGCTACATATTATATGGGTGGCGGTTCTCCTGATGTTATAACGCCTACTAGTACTGCGCAATACATTTATTGCTCTACGCAAACACTTTCGGCTAATACGGATATCAATAGCATAATGCCTGATATGACTATTGCAGACTTCTTTAGCGGTGTGTTAAAAGAGTTCAATTTAACTTGCTACGCTTTAGCTTTAGATACCTTTCAAATTGAGCCTTTAGAAGATTGGTATAATAAAGGTAAAGTTCACGACATAACAACTTACACAACTACTGAAAGCATAATTATAGAACGTATTAAATTATTCAAAACTATATCTTTTACGCACGCGGATTCTGAAAGCTTCTTAAATAAAAAATACTTTGAACTAAACTCTTTGAAGTATGGAGATGTGAAAACTGCCACTACTTTTGATGGTGCAGACTTTGCTATAACCGTACCTTTCGAGAATCTAATCATGCAGAAATTTACGGGTACAGATTTGCAAGTCGGTTACTGTTTAACAAAAGAGCCTGACTACAAACCTTACGTCCCTAAACCTATTTTGCTTTACATGTACGATAAGCAGAATTGTAGTTTTAAGTTTAACAACGGAATTACTACAACAACGGTTTCAACTTATATGCCATTCGGTCAGGATATGAAATTGTCGGGTGTTAACTACTCTTTGAACTTTGGTAATGATAATTCTAGTTTATTATTAGAGCCTATCGAAAATTCACTTTATAAAGTATATTACGAGCCTTACTTATTAAACTTATTCAATAACAAAAATAGGTTAACGAAAGTTAAATGTGTATTTCCTTTGTCATTAATTACTAAACTTAAATTAAATGACCGTTTAATTATACGTGATAAGCGCTATATAATTAACGAGATTAAAAGTGACATTACAAAGGGCATAGTTGACTTAGTATTATTAAACGATTTTAGAAGTATAAAAAGTAAAACGTGGAGCGGTGGAAAACCTTTTAAAACAGATTATTTAGGGGGTGATGTTCATATAGGTGTGTTAATGAAGGGCGGCACCAAAAGCTGTGTATTAAGTTCAACAACTGCTGGAGTTACATTTTCAGAATCTACAATATATGCTGATACCGAAGTTACTGTTACTATTCCTGCGGTTGCTGCTAATTATTTTAGTTTAATAGGTGAGGATAATAGTAAATTAATTGATGAAACACACGTAAACATAAGGTCTGAATTAGGAGATAGTCAAGTAATATCAATAGACTTGCTATATACGAATGATGACGACACAACAGAAACATTATCCATTCCTATAATACAAACAAGATGATACAAAAAATAATAGAATTACTAGCCATTGATGAATTTTACGGACAAAGTGAATTGATTGATATTGCAAAAGGAAAGTATAAGATACAATATTCAATAGTCGATAAGTATAAACAAAAGAAACGTATTAAAAATGGCAGAAACTAAAGTAATTGACTTAGAAGTAAAAACTAATTTAACTAGTCTTAAAGCACAGTTACGTGAAGCACAAGCTGAAGTTACTAGGATGGCTGAAAAGTTTGGAGATACTTCTGTACAAGCTGCTAATGCTGCAAAGGCTGCTGCTATTCTTAAAGATAAAATTGGAGATGCTAAAGCATTAACGGATGCGTTTAATCCTGATGCTAAATTTAATGCTGTAACTTCTTCACTAAGTGGAGTAGCTTCAGGTTTTGGAGCTGTTCAGGGTGCTATGGGGTTGATGGGTGTGCAAGGGGAAGAGGTACAAAAAACTTTGTTGAAAGTTCAAAGTGCTATGGCTATCTCGCAAGGTTTGCAACAAGTCGGAGCTGCTAGGGATTCATTTAAACAATTGGGAGCAGTAATTAAATCTACTTCTATTTTTCAAGGTTTATATAATTTTGTAATGACGGGTAGTTTTGCTATTACAACAGCAACTACAACAGCACAAGTAGCAGAAACCGCAGCAACAGTAGCACAAGGAGCGGCAATAACAGCAACAGCAACAGCTACAACGGGAGCTACAGTAGCAATGAAATTATTTAGACTAGCATTAATTGCTACAGGAATCGGTGCTATCATAGTTGGTATTGGATTTTTAATTGCTAACATGGGGAGTCTATTAAGTTTATTTTCTGATAGCGCAGAAGCTAACGCGAGAAACGCAGCAGCGGTTAAAGCTAATACAGTAGAGATTGAAAAGAATGTAAAAGCAAATGATAAACGTTCAGCAAGTTTAAAGATTTCTAATGATTACCAATATGCAATGGCTAAGGCAACGGGTGCGACAAACGAGCAACTTCGTGAAATGGCTTTAAGGCACGCACAGTCTACTATTGAAATGGAAAAAAATAGTGTCGCTATAGCTACACAAGTATATTGGAAAAACAAATTAAAACTACAACAGTTAATAAATGCAGAGGCGGATGAGGAGGATATAAAAAACCAACGTAAAAATGCTGAAGATGCACACAAGGCACTTGCTAAAGAGCAAAAAGATTACCACGATGCGTTAGATGAAAAGAAAGCTGTTATAAGACAGAACAATATTGATATAGCGGCAGAGAATTACGAGGCTAATAAAAAAGAAATTGAAGATACTAAAAGCCATCACACCACTAAAAATAAAATAGTAAAAGATAGTGGTAAGGATAGAAAAAACGCGGAAGATAAAGAAGCTAAAGATAGACAAGATGCAGCTATAAAAGCTAATAAAGAACTTTTAAAATTAGTTGAAGATTTAGGTACAGATATATTAACTGCACAACAAAAAGCAATTAAAGATAGACAAGATGCAGCTATAAAAGCAGAAGAAGATATTTATAAAAATGCTAGGGGATTTGCTGAAGCTTCAACTATTGACAATCAAAATGATTTTCAAGCTAAGCAGGATTTATTAGATATTGAAAGAGCTATACTTTTACAAAATAAAGAATTAACAGCAGGGGAAATAGCTGCTATTGATGCAAAATATAGAAAAGAATCTGCTGATTTAGATAAAGAAGAATTAGATAGAAAGCAAGCATTAAATGCTCAAAAAATGAATATGGCTATTGATGCGTTTAGTATATTACAAGATGCGACTACCCTATTCACTGCTAAAAACGATAAAGATGCGCGTAGACAATTTCAAATAAACAAAGCATTATCTTTAAGTTCTGCAATTGTCAACACTGCTTTGGGTATCACTGGAGCATTAACAGCTGGAGGCAATCCAATAAAATTAGCTACGGGAATGCAATTTGTTGAAGCAGGAATTGTGGCAGCTGCGGGTGGTGTTTCTATTGCTAAAATTGCGGGGACTCAATACGGAGGTTTTGGTGGAGGTGGCGGTGGCGGTTCGGGTGGAAGTGGTGGTGGCGGTGGCGGTGGTGGTGCTACCCCTGCATCTCCACAAAGTGCGCCTAACTTTAACTTAGTAGGTGCAACGGGTTTAAACCAATTAGATATGTTAGGTAAACCAATACAAGCTTTCGTGGTAGGCGGTGAGGTTACAACTTACCAGGAGTTAGAACGCAATAGGTTACGAAATGCAACTTTATAAATTATATAGATATGGAAAAGAGACAATGTATAGAAATGATTATTAACGATGAGATGTTGGATGGTGTGTTTGCTATTTCACTTGTTGATAAACCTGCAATAGAAGAAAACTTTATTAAACTTTCATCTGAGAAAATACAGTTAAAGGTAGTTGATGAAGAACGTAGAATAGTTGTAGGGTTTGCTTTAGTTCCTGAAAAGAAAATATTAAGACGTGCTGAAGATGGAACGGAATACGATATAAAATTTAGTAGAGAAACGGTACAATTGACTGCTGAACTATTCATGAAAAATCAAAAGGGTAACGAGTTTACTTTGGAGCATGAAGACAATACAGACGGAGTAAATATAATTGAAAGTTGGATAGTTGAAGACCCTAAAAATGATAAATCTAATATCTACAATTTAGGTGCTAAGGGTGGCGAGTGGTGTTTGATGTCTAAGATTGACAATCAAAAAGTATGGGATGAGATTAAGTTAGGAACTTACAACGGTTATTCTATTGAGGGTAAATTCTTCTCTAATAAAGAAGCTTTAAAAGAAGTTGAAATAGTAGATGAAGACTTAGAAGCGTTAAAGAAATTCCTAAAAACTTTATAATATGCCTACTATATTAAATACAGCATATAACGTACGAACTGATATCTTAGAATCTGAAAGTAATATTTCGATAGAGAATGGAACTTTGCACGTATATAACGACAAGCTAAAAGTACATTTGCAAAATACGATTAAAGAAATAGTGACTACTGATAGTTCAACTTCTATTGCTAAGAACGGTTCATTTTTAGATTTAACTACTCAAACAGTAACTTCGGGAGCAATTGCAGCGGTTAAGTTAGGAACTACAATCTTTTCAAATGGGGTTTCTATAAGTAATAATTCTCGAATCAATGTAGATTATTCAGGTATATACAATTTGCAGTTTTCCATGCAATTAAGACGTACTAGTGGAGGAGGGACTAAGCAGGCTAGTATTTGGATTAGAGTAAACGGTGTTGATGTTCCTAACTCTGCCACTCACGTAACCTTTCAAGCTAGTTCTGATTATTTAGTTCCTGCATGGAATTTCTTTATAGATATGACAGCGGGGCAATATGTAGAATTAATGTGGACTCAAGACGATGCAATTATATTGACTTCCAATGCTGCTGACACTATCATTCCACACCCCGCCGTTCCAAGTGTAATATTAACAATGAATAAAATAAACTAAATGAAAACAGTAAAAGTAAGCCCAACGGGTGGTAAAAGAGGTTGCGCGTGTCCTGATGGAACGTACTCTAAAAAGTGTTGCGATGGCTCACTACAAGCGCAAGGTATTGGCTCACTAGAAAGTCAATCTACATCTACAATAGTAATTAACAATTCAGGTACAACAACGACCACTCAAAGAGGGTGAAAAGGTTACAATAATAAATTAATAAAGTTTATAGTTATGAATGTAAGAGAAGCAATTAACACAATTAAAACTTACCTAAATATGGAGGTTAAATTAGCAGAAATGAAGCTTGTAGACGGAGTTACCGTTTTAGAAGCAAATGAATTTGTAGCAGGTCAAGAGGTTTATATCGTTTCTGATGAAGAAAAAATTCCTTTACCAGTTGGAGAATACGAACTTGAAGATGGAAAAATCTTAGTAGTTTCTGAAGATGGTATTATCGGAGAAATTAAAGAAGCTGCTATGGAAGAAGAAGAATCGGTTGAGCCTGAAGCTGAAACAGAAGTTGAAGCTACGGTTGAAACAGTAGAAGCTACTCCTAAGAAAATTATTAAATCTGTAAGTGAAGAACATCATTTTGCTGAATTGGCAAAACTACAATCTGAAATTGATGCGCTTAAACTTGCTGCGGTTGAAGTAATAGAAACAGTTGAAGAGGTTGAACTAGCGAAAGCAATCGTTTATAACCCTGAAAACAAAAATGAAGTTAACTATGTTGACTTAACGCCGAACGCGCCAAAGGGAATGCGTGATAGAATTTTAGAAGAAATATACAATAATAAATAAAAAATAAAAAATGGCTACAACAACATCATTAACGACTACATATGCTGGTCAAGATTCTAAAATGTGGGTAAAAGCTGCTTTGTTAAGCGGTAACACATTATCAAATGGAGGTATGACTATCATGCCTAACATCGCGTACAAAACTACGCTACACAAATTGGCGACCGACGGGCTGCTCAAGGACTCCACCTGTGATTTCTCCGCAACGTCAACTGTAACTATTACAGAAAGACAATTAACGTTGGAGCCGTTTCAAGTTAATTTGCAACTTTGTAAAAAAGATTTTTTATCTTCATGGGGAAGTGAGGAAATGGGATTTTCTGCTCACAAAGTTATGGCTAAATCTTTTCAAGATTACCTATTAGCTTACGTAACAGAAAAAGTTGCTGCTTCTGTAGAGTCTGCTATTTGGTACGGGACTAATGCAACTTCAGGACAAATTGACGGTATAATTACTTTGTTAATTGCTGACGCTGCTTTACCTGCTGCTAACGAGGTTGCTGGTACTTCAGTTACTTCTGTAAACGTTATTGCTGAATTAGGAAAAGTTGTAGATGCTATACCTGCTGCATTGTACGGTAAAGAAGATTTAAAAATCTATGTTTCTCAAAACATTGCTAAGGCTTATGTTAGAGCGTTAGGCGGTTTTGTTGCTGCTGGTGTTGGTGCTAACGGTACTGAAAACAAAGGTACACAATGGTATAATAACGGTGAGCTTTCTTTTGATGGTATTCCATTGTTTATTGCAAATGGTATTCCTAACAACGTGGCAATTGCTGCTCAAACTTCAAACTTGTTTTTCGGCTGCGGATTGCTTGCGGATGCAAATTTAGTCAAAATTTTGGACATGTCCGATTTGGACGGTTCAGATAATATCAGATTGATTTTAAGAGCTTCTTACGCGGTTAACTATCATTCAGTTTCTGATATCGTAACTTACGGAATTACGAACGCTGCGAATTAATTAAATTAAATTATAAACTTAAAAGGGTGGTGCAATATACGCCACCCTTTTTTTAATACTTAAATATTATGGCTTGTGATATAGCAAACGGAAGAGCGGAAGCTTGCAAAGATTCAGTAAGTGGGCTACTTGCTGTGTATATAATTAATTACGGAATAACAGCTGCGGAGGTGACATATCATGCAACCAATACAGATTTGATTACTGCAATCTCTGGTGCAACTGTGTTATATAAATTTGAGTTAAAAGGTGAAAACTCTTTTGATCAAGATATTAAAACGGATAGAAATACGGGAACAACGTATTTTGAACAAAAATTAAACATCAAACTTAAAAAACAAGATGTAGCGACTACTAAGATGGTTAAGATTTTATCTTATGGTAGACCACAAATAGTTGTCCACACACGTTCTAATCAATTCTTTTTGATGGGACTTGAACAAGGTGCTGATGTAGTTTCAGGTACTATTGGTTCAGGAGCAAAGTTGGGTGATTTTGCAGGTTATTCTTTAAGCTTTATGGCTGAAGAGGAAGTACCAGCTAACTTCTTAGATTGTTCTAATGAAGCGACATTGTTAACTGTATTTGCTGCAGGTTCTATTGTAACTTCATAGTAAATTAACAACTAATATTAAGAGCGTACATTTGATGTACGCTTTTTTTTGGTTACAAAAGTAGTATAATTTAGTTTATAAGTATGATACTATTAAATGAAGGTAGCGCAAATCAAACGATTAAATTTATTCCACGTTCGAATACTTATAATACTTTGATAGTTACTAATGAAAGTACGAATGTGAGTACAAATAAAACTATTATTTCAAGTTTAGTAGGTGACTATTATAACGAAATTGTAGCGGTTTTTAATCTTACTAAAGATACGTTTTACACACTTACTATAAAAAACAATAGTGATATAGTATTTAAAGATAAGATTTTTATAAGCAATCAAAATAGCGAAACTTATTCACCTAATCAAAACGTATATACTAGCCACGTTTCTACAAATGACTTTATAATATATGAATAAAATAGAAAATAAACGACCTAATGTACACGTACTTAGTTTAGCTTCTTACGTTGCGCCTGAACTAACTGAAAGTAAAGACGGAGATTACGTGCAATATGGGGATAAAAATAGTTACTATAAATTTTTGATTGATAGATATACTAACTCGGCTACTAATAACGCGGTTATAAATGGAGTAAGTAGATTGATTTACGGTAAAGGATTGACTGCCTTAGATGCTGCTAGCAAGCCAAATGATTACGCTTCATTTATTACTATGTTTAAAAGTGAGGACGTACGTAAATTAGTTATTGATTTAAAAATGTTAGGTCAATGTGCTATGCAAGTTCTTTACTCTAAAGACCATAAAAAAGTTATTTCAGTACAACATATTAGCGTTCACCTTATATGCCCTGAAAAGTGCAATAAAGAAGGTAAAATTGCTAATTATTACTATTCTGATAATTGGGACAATGTAAAGGAGTACGCTCCGATGAAAGTTCCTGCATTTAATACATCTAATTCCGATACCGAAATACTATTTGTAAAACCTTACAGCGTAGGGATGAAGTATTTTAGCGGTGTGGATTATCAAGGTGGTTTGCCTTATGCAACTTTGGAAGAAGAAATAGCGCAATATTTAATTACAGAAACTCAAAACAGTTTTAGTGGAACTAAAATAGTAAACGTTAACGGTGGTCGTTACACAGATGAACAGCAGGATGATATTAGTAATAAGATAAAATCTAGTTTAACGGGTTCTAAAGGTCAAAAGGTAATAGTTGCATTTAATGAAAATCAAGAGTTAGCTACAACGGTAGTTGATATTCCTTTGAACGATGCGCCAAAACATTATGAATACTTATCTACGGAATCAAGAGATAAGATTCTAACAGCTCACAATATTACAAGCCCTTTAATGTTTGGTATTATTACGGGCACTGGTTTTAGTTCGAATGCTGATGAGTTAGCTACGTCAATGACTGCTTTTGACAACACAATAGTACGTTCATTTCAAGACTTATTAATAGATGCTTTTGATAGTATTTTAGCTTTTAACAACATAACTTTAAAGTTACATTTTAAGACGTTAAATCCATTTGAAAAACCTATTGACGCTGCACCACAAGTTGCTGCTAGTTTAAGTTTGCAAAAAAGTATTTTACAAACTATTTTAGATGAGTGTGAAGATGCAGAGCAAAATGATTGGATTATTGTAGATAGTAGAGATGTTGAATTAGAGGATGAAGACGTTTTAAACGATCATATTGATAGTCTTAATTCAGAACTACACGAAAAACTAAACAAACAAACTGTATTGTCTAAGTTAGTTAATTTAGTAAGTACGGGAACTGCAAGACCTACAGCAATTTCAGCACAAGATAAAGTAGTAAAAGAAAAATACTTTAAAGTAAGGTATAGATATACGGGTAATAAATCCCCTGAACGTGAATTTTGTAACGCTATGCTAAGTTCTAGTAAATTGTATAGAAAAGAGGATATTGATAGAATGAGTTCACAAGCAGTAAACCCAGGTTTTGGAGAGTTTGGAGCTAATACTTACGATATTTTTAAATATAAAGGCGGTCCACGATGCCATCATAAATTTGAACGCGTGACAATGATGTACGACTTTAACAATGATAAAGCAGGATTACAAGATATAGGAACTAGAGCAGCAGAGATTAGAGGTTTCAAAGTTACTAATCCTTTCGAGGTTTCTATATATCCAAATAACTTACCATTGAAAGGATTTAGCCCTAATAATAAAAACTTACCTTCAGACGTATAATCATGGCAGAAGCATTATTAATAAGTAGAGCGGACATTATAAAGCATACAGCTATGAATGGAAACATTGATAGTGACAAGTTTATACAGTTTATTTTAATTGCGCAATCAATACATATTGAATCGTACACAGGTACTAATTTATTAAACAAACTAAAAGCTGATATTGTAGCGAGTACTTTAGCAGGTAACTACATAACCTTAGTGAATACATATTTGAAACCTATGTTAATTCACTGGGCGATGGTAGAGTATCTCCCATTTGCAGCTTACATGATAGCGAACGGGGGTATCTACAAAAAGGGTGCAGAAAATAGTGAGGTAGCTAGTAAAGCTGAAGTAGATTTCTTAATTGAAAAGGAACGAAGTATAGCAGAAAGTTATAGTAGTAGATTTGATAGTTACATGACTTATAACCAATCTTTATTTCCTGAATATACAAGCAATTCAAGTGACGATATTTACCCAAAACACAGCACAAATTTAGGAGGATGGAAACTATAAAGAAAACATACGAGCCTAAACAAGAGAATTTAGTTAAGCTAAAAGCATATATTAAAGTAATAAACAAAAAAGATGGCAGACAAAAAACTAAGTGAGTATACAGCGAAAACCACGCAGCCTGCAATATTAGATTTATTGCCTATATTAGAGTGGAACGGTGCAACGTATGACAATAAAACTATAACGGGCGCACTTGTTTACACTCCTAGAAAACAAAGTGTAGCTAGTAGCGCAACGGTTACTCCTACTTTTTTAAATGATATTGTAGAAATAACAGCACAAGCGGCTAACTTAACTATTGCTAACCCAACAGGTACAGCAGTCGATAATATGCCTATGCTTATACGTATTAAAGACAACGGTACAGCGCGTACAATTGCATTCGGTACACAATATAGAGCAATAGGAGTTACTTTACCAACAACAACTGTAATAAGTAAAACTTTATATATTGGATTAGTGTACAATGCAAACGATACAAAGTGGGATGTTTTAGGAATCAATCAAGAAGTTTAATTAATAAAAAATAAATAAGATGAGTTTACCAAATTTAGATAAGTTAGTAGCGAGCAAAGGGGTGTTTATAGTAAATGATACAACTGAAAAAACAACAGCATTTGCAGGTATTTTAGTGTTAGAAGATACTGTATTTAATACTTTAAAAGTTAGTGGTTCTGATGTTAAAAGTACTTATATTTCAACTGCTGCTACAGCTATAAAAGCGGGTGCGTTTATTACGGGTCAAGGGGTTAACTTTTCAGGGGTTAAGTTAACAAGTGGTTCAGTAGCTTTAGTTTTAGCATAATGTTTGGGTTCGGTTATACGGGCATTATTAGCTCGATGAAAAAACTACCAAGCGGCGGTGGTAACGGTACTTTAACTACTGCATGGATAGCAGCAACGTCTGAAACTGATACTACTATTATAAGTGCTTTAAACACCTTAGAAACAGATTTAACAACTTACGGTTTAACTTCTAAGATTAAGGCTTTATATCCAATGGTTGGTGGAACTGCAGCCAAGCATAAATTTAATTTTTTGGATGCAAGAGATTTAGATGCTGCTTATAGATTGACGTTTAGTGGTGGGTGGACTCACTCAAGTACGGGAGCTTTACCAAACGGAACTAATGCTTATGCTAATACTTATTTAACTCCATCAACTTCTTTATCTCAAAATAGTACACATATATCTTATTACTCAAGAACTAATCGGTCTTTAGATTATGGAGTTCCTATTGGTGCTTATGACAATATTGTTAATGGTCAATTAATAATCTATGCAAGGTTTACAGTAAATAGCATGATTAATAGAATTAATACTCCAACATTTACTGGAGATACTTATACGGGTATAACTGATTCTAAAGGTTTTTATATAGGCAATAGGACGATTAGTTCATATTCAAAATTATTTAGAAATGGTACATCTTTAGGGAATGGAGTGGTTATTTCATCTGCATTAACTACAAGAAATTTAAACATAGGTGCTTTAAATACTCCATTTGGCGCAAGTACTTATGATAATGAAGAGTTAGCAATAGCTTCAATAGGTTCAGGCTTAACAGATGGTGAAGCAGCTAATTTTTACACAGCCGTACAAGCGTTCCAAACAACTTTATCAAGAAACGTATGAAACTAACAGACATAACACAAGCAGAATGGTCTACCTACGTAGGTCTATTGACTATTGAGCAAAAGGATTTAATCGTAGGTCAACAG